GAGAAATGGATCCGTGGTGGGGCGCCGTTGTCCAAGGACATGGACAACACGCTACGGCCGCACCTTGAAAGCCTGACCTGTTGGGCCAAGTTTCTGGATGAGGTGGTGCTATCGGAGGAGGTCGTGGTGCATGACGGAGAGGGCTACGCGGGCCGGTGCGACTTGATTGCCAAGATCGACGGTCAGACGGAGATCGTGGATTTCAAAAGTAAAAATTTTACCAAGATCGCCCCATTCCACCCGGAAATGCCCGGCTTTGCCACGGCCGACGAGGAGCACAAGGTCTGGACCGATTACAAGGAGCTTCTGCAACTAGCCGCCTATTCGTTTGCCTGGGCGGGCGAGGCGTTGCCGGCCCGTAACGTCTTCATCGACCGCAAAACCGGCGCCATCGACACAAAAACCTACACGGCCGAGGAGGTTGAGGATGCGTTTGAGGCGTTTCGGGCCTGCTGCACGCTGTGGCGAAAGATTAAGAAATACGATCCGAGGGCCAGCAAATGAGCGAAGTGCCCGCGGAATACATGGTCCTGCTCGATCAATCCATAGCCCGCCAACTGTCCGACCGCTGCCGTTCCTTGGAGCGCCAGCTAAAGGAGGCACGGGAGGCGCTGATGGCGGCCGAGGCCAGGGAGAACGACCTGATCGACCGGATCCGGGGAGAGGGCGGGCTGTGAAGCGCATCAGCCTTAAGAAACGCGAGGAGACCTGCAAGACGCGGCCGGTCATGCGCCGGTGCCGCTGGATGGCGGAGCTGTTGCGAAAGAACGGCGAGCTGCCCAGCTGCGAGAAGCTGGGGCAGGAGTTTGAAGTTAGCTACAAGACCGTCAGCCGGGACATTGATCTCTTGCGCGATTTTATGGGTTACCCGATCGCGTACTGCCCCGCAGAATACAAGTGGAAGCTGACGGGCCCGATGCCGGAGCCGGTGCTGTGACCCTGCCGCAACTCATCAAATTCTTCTCCGCCCGAATTATCGCCTCCTGGACGCCCGAGGAGTGGGCCGGCGTGCTGGAGCAGATCAAGGCCAATCGCATGCGCTATGGGATGGGGCAGTGGGTATGAGCGTAAAACGCATCCGCTGCACCGACGACGTCCAGAAGCGTGGCATTGCCAAGCTGCGCAAGCTTATGGACGACATGCCGCTGCCCATGCGGATAAAAGCCCAAGACGCCTTAAACTGCTTTGAACTTGCGCTAAAAATTATTCAAGAGCTCTTGGTTCGCGCCGAGGGCTACCGAGACCGCGACATGAAGGCCAAGGCCGCCAAGCTATGACCGTCGATCTCGCCCCTGCCGCCCAAGCCATCCTCAACAACGGGGCCGAGGAGGGCACGCGGAACACGAGCCTGTTCAAACTTGTCTGCCAGTTCCGCGACCAAGGGATCGACATGGCGGAGGCGGAGGACCGAGCTGACGAGTGGGGCCGGAGGAACGGACTGTCCCAGCGGGAAGCGGTCAGCGTGGTCAAGAGCGTCTACAACCGTCCCCCGCGGGAACCATGGCGGCCGGCGGCCAAGTATCAGCTGCACAATCTGACGATCATCCGGGATGAGCCCAAGGTGCCGCCGATGCCGATTTCTGTTGGGGAGGCTTCGGTGGAAAAATTTCTGACTGCCTGCTTTGAGGTTGGTGAGTCGATCAACATCTGCCGGGCGGTATGGGACGGGGAGCGGGAGCGGCCGGAAGGGGCCGGGGAGAACCGCACGCGGGAGGAGTGGATTGAGCTATTTAAGGATGACGGGCTCAAGCGCTGGCAGGGCGAGGCGGTGGGCGTCTACTGCTCGATAAACCCAAACAATGGGAAAGGCCGCAAGGCCGAGCACGTCACTAAGTGGAGGCATTGCCTTGTCGAGTTCGATGAAAGCACACTTGAGGAGCAGTGGGCGATTTTGAAAAAGGCAGCACTGCCGACGAGCTGCATAATCCGCTCTGGCAATCGAAGTCTGCACGGATGGGTGACGGTGAACGCGCAGAGCGAGGCCGAGTTCCGAGAGCGGGTTGAGTTTGTCTACAAGCACCTAGCCCATGCCAAGCCAGATGCGGCCAATAAGGACCCAGGGCGGCTGTCGCGCCTCCCGGGTGCCGTTAGAACGCAGACCGGGCAGGTGCAGGAGCTTGTCGAGTGCGGTGCGCCATCACGTACGTTTTTGGAGTGGAAAGAGTGGACGGTATATGGGGATATCCCGGAAGCGCTAAATTGGGACAAACTACTTAATTTTAGGGACGAAGCGGACAAAACCACGCTGCTGGGTAAACGGTGGATCTGCATGGGTGGATCGGCCTTGTGGGTGGGATCCAGCGGGCTTGGCAAGTCGGTCCTGTGCCTACAGGCCGCCATCACTTGGGCGATCGGCCGCTCCTTTTTCGGTATTACGCCAACCGGTGAGGGCCTTCGCAGCCTGATCATTCAGGCAGAAAACGATGAGGGCGACGTGGCAGAGGCAGTGCAGGGCGTAATCAAATCCATGAATTTGTCGGCCAAAGAGCTGGAGATGGTCAAAAAGAACGTGATCATCGTCCGCGACTGCACCTCGACTGGATCCACGTTTGTTGATCGGGCCCGGAGACTGGTTGAAAAGCACCGGCCGCACCTAACCTGGGCAGATCCGCTGCTCGCCTTTATTGGGGGCGACCTATCGAGCCAAGAGACGGCCAGCGGATTCCTTCGCAACATGCTCAATCCATTGGCCTTGTCGGCCGGATTTGCCTGGATGCTGATTCACCACACGCCCAAGCCGATGCGGGACGGGACGAGCTACCAAGGCCACGACAAGGCGTACAGCGGCTTTGGGTCGTCGGAACTTACCAACTGGGCGCGGGCCGTCATCACGCTGGCCCCGGCCGGGCAAGATGAGGAGGGGACGGATGTTTACCGGCTGGAGGTATCGAAGCGCGGAAAACGGAGCGGCTTACAGCAGACGCATAAAACGGGAGAAATCAGCGTCAAAAGGCCGTCTATCCATCCTTTCGTGTTCCTCCGCCACTCGGATCATGGGATGGCGTGGATGGAGGCTGGCGAGCCATTAAAGGCCAAGCGGGGGCCCAAGCCGGCGGAAGTGGATTGGTCGATCTATAAAAAATGGCCGGCCAGGTATCAGGACATCGTCGAGTTTTTTGGAACCAAACTGGACAAGTCGCCCAAGACCATTGAACGGTATCTCAAGGCCGCTTTGGACGCCGGTGAGCTTCAAAAAGAGGGTGATGTTTATTCCCTAAAAACGAATGAAAGTGAGCCATTCTGATGAACAGACAAATTAAATTTGTCGGTACAGACAAATTTCACGGACAAGTAACAGTCAAATTACCCCCTTTAAGGGGTAATTTGTCTGTCTGTCCCGCTTTCTTGTCTGTTGAGCAAAAAAACAACCTAGCGGGAGGCTTAAATTAATGGACCAAAGAGATGCAAGTCAGTACGACGAGGCGGCGTCAGGAATACAGCCGGCGGGATGGGAGGCGGAGACGTGGTCGTCGTCTTACACGGCCCATCCGGTGGATCAGATTGAGCCCGCCCAGAACGTGTCGTTTGAGCCCTACAGTCAGGCGTTTGGCAGGATCCTTGGGTGGCTGGCCGAGGCCGGCGGATGCGTGACCCAGTCGGCCTTAAGGACGAGGGTGCTGCTCATGCTTCTATGGCAGACACGTGGCGGCGGGCATGAGACCAACGAATCAATCGCCAGGCAGTTTGGGATCACCCGGGCAGCCGTAAATAAGATGGCCATGAACTTCCGGCGCAGCTTTGTGCTGGCCGATCCTAGAAACACGGCCAGCCACACCAACACCACAGTACAGCGTTGCAAGACAGCACAGGAGGCGATCGTTCAGCTGGGCAGGCGGGCAAACTACAACAGCCGGGCCCAAAGTTTGCGTGACAACCCGTACTTAAACAAAAAGCCGCAAAATTCAAAGAAAGGCAAAAACAAATGAAGGAAAACAGGATAGACAAACAAACCGAGCAGGCTGTCAGGAAGGCGCACCAGAAGGCGCAGGACCTGGCCGACCGCGCCATTGCCGCATCAGCTCAGGCAACCGAGGCGGCCATTGAGGCAGGCAAACATCTGTGCGAGGCCAGAAAGAGTTTCAAGACAGAGATGTGGGCCGCGTACTTGGAGGGAGCTTTCGGCGAGGAGTTTGCAAGCAAGTGGGCGCCTAAGTACACGACGATGGCAAGGCAACTGGAGTTCAATCTGGACAACCCAGACCCGCGCGCGCTTCGCATGGGCATGCTGCAACTGGAGCTGATTCCAACTCCACCACACGAAAGCAAACCGCGAGCGCAGATCGTCAAGACTTGGGAAACCGAACTAGTGCGATGGATCCACAAGTTTGGTCACCTTAAGCACGACGCACCCGCGGGAACACGCGAGTTTATGAAGGCGCAGATGCGCGAGCTTTACACTTGGCTGCGCACGGAGCTGTTCAATGACTAACCGCCCCCCGGAAAGGAATCTTTTTCAGAGGCAAAAGAGCTCGGCTGTTCAAGCCCGCGGTGTTTTCTTGAGAGTTTAGTTGCCCCGCAAAGGTTAAACCAATGCCCCAACAAAAGGAAATCGCCAAGGCCCTTGGACTTTCAAAGGGCCGGGTCAGCCAACTCAAGAAGGAGGGGCTGCCGTTGGACGACGTCAGCAAGGCCAAGGCATGGCACGCGCAAAACTACGGGCAGCTGGCTAACAAGGGACCGCGGGTACCGGAGCAAACCACACTGCCGGCGCCGGCCCCAG